TATAGATACTTTAGTAATATTAGAAAAACATCGGACTTTGCTCTAGTGTTTAGATGGACAATATCATTCGGATAACATGTTAAACCCAAGTGACGTATATGTATCAGGTGGATCTGATAACCTTTTAGTTTGCTGGACTGATAAGGTTACAAAGTATGACGCTAGTTCTTTTTACAACTGGGAGCAAGATAACTTACCGCTCCATGATCTAGATGAACGAACTGAACTTCTTTGGGAGAAGTTTGGACATCCAACGTCAGCTTTAGCGGGAATGTCATTTGTTGTTTCAGCGGATGCGACCTCTTCTTGTAATCCTACTTACTTTACTACGTTAAGTGCTTGCATCAATGCGTTGCCTGAAGTTATTAATTACCCTATACTTGTTGAAGTTGCAAGCTTTGGCGATCTTGGTGGTTTAAATATTTCCAACAAAGCCTTCGGTCCTAATGGCTCTTTAGAGGTGATCAACCGTAATAGCTCTTTCGCAGGGGCAATGGATATTGATGGTAGTGGATTAGCGGGCCAAATATACGACGATTCATATACTGATTACAACATAGCAGCAAGCGTTGTGCCTATTGGTGCTGCCATTCTCCACCCTAACGCATCCGGCCCAGGACTCGCATATGATATGCAGTCCGCGCAAATCTTTAGCACAGGTCAATACATCTCCTCTTCAGTATCCACACAATTGTGGAAGGATCAACGTTTTGATAACTTTAACCCCTATGTATTCACTAAGAAGGTTAGAGGTACTCAGCTAAACAGATTAACTGCTTCTTTAAGTAGTACGGTGGATCCCTGGGATACGGGAGCTTCAACTTATGCTGCCGTATCTGCTTTCGAGTTCTCACCTTTCGATACAGCGCAGGATAAAGGTATTGACCCCCTTTATGACGTTAGCACGCTTAATGAGACCACCGGATCAGAAATTAAATGGGGTAACGGGCTTGATGATGGGTCCAACGATAATGCCGCCGCTGCTTTCGCATACTTTAATAAATTAGATTTTATTAAAGTAACAGATTGTAACGGGCCTGTATTTATTAGGAACTTTAACGTTGATGGCGAGCATTCCACAGATAGGGGTATTGAGATTAAAAACTCTACCGTCAATATGGAGAGATGCTCCGTAGCCAGATGTAACGAGGCTGGCTTGCATGTTGATAATTCAGAAGTCAACTTGCTTAGAGGCTTTGTAGGTTATAGGAACTATGCTGGGAGTGGTGCTAATAGAGTTGGCATTCCTTTCGTAAGTAAGCGGGATAGTTATCAAAGCCTGAGCGGTTACGGTGCCGGTATTAGAGCGGTGAACTCAACCGTAAACTTAAAATCAACCTACGAAAGAGATATTGTTCAATCTAAAAACGCAAGTGCTAATGCTAACTTCTACCCCACGTATCTAGGTGATGCACCAGCACCTTCACTTGAAGCACTGTACTGTGTTTCTAGAAATGACATAGGTATCGATGCGATTGATTCACGAATCATAGGAGGTAGAACCGAACTTGGGGGTAACTCCACCACCTCTTGGAACGATGGTGCTCAAGTATTTGCAGAGCTTAATACAGAAGCAGGCATTAGGCTTAAAAATAGCGTGATCAATCATAGTGGTAGAATTTACTTAGACGGTAACTACATGGGCTTAGACGCAAATACTTCTAAAGTTTACGCAGATACTGTCGCAGCCAGATACAATCAATCCACCGCGTTAAAGTTTGATACTTCTGAGTTTGTTTACAACAAAGATCTGTATGCGGGCTCCAACCAAGCCGATACGGATTCCGTGGAAACTTTCTTTGAGTCTCAGGTCGCATGTATTGATAATGGTCAGGATATTGTGTGTGATAATAGTGTCATTAAACCTTATTACACAAGCTCCATGCAAAACATCTTTACCATGTTCTACGCTAGTGGGTCCTTTGGCAAGGAAGAAGCTACGGGTAAATACTTACCCTCTGTTCACTTAAAGGGTAGCTCCGATGTCGATCTCATTCATGCCCACATGCAGAGAGTTCCTGGGGCTGGTAAAACACTCGAAGCTCAGTATGGGTTACTTTCTCTTGTCGAGGATAACTCTACATTAGCAGTTAGGGGTTCAGGGCAATACGCCAATGTGTTCTTAGGGCCGACAACCAGGAATGACAGTGTAAACGTTGCTGGTCTATATGCAAGCAAGGAATCCACCATTAAGATTCAAGGACCAACTACAATTGGTAGATTTGGCGTTGATGTTTTAGCAGAGGATAACTCTACTATTGAGATCACTCCCCATCAATCTAACAACGGAACTCTTCTAGTATCTTCCTTCGACCTGTCCAACCCTGCCAACCATACGATGGTGGAATTGCACTCGACTAGGTCTTGTTTGGTAGCTAACCGAAATTCAAACATTCTCATGGAGAATGCTGGGGATTATCAAGCTAATTACCCTAACGGAGCTTACGGCAGTGCTATTTCAGCCCCTTATGACTTTGCCAATTCGGATTATCAAACTTATGCCAGTGCAGGGTACGTTCAATTCTATCCGAACGCCAATTTGGATAGTGCAACCGTTGTTGCTAATCCTACTACGGTTCAAAACAATAATAAATACGCCTTTGAAAGCGACGCAACGAATAGTCCCAGCCCATATTACTTAATACACGATCAATCCGCGAGTAATGATATTACAGATATTACAACTGGCGGCATGTGTGTTAGGGCTGTAGGTAATAGTGTTGTAGAGGCAAACAACGTACACTTCCCCGCGTCTTGGCATAATACCTCTGGAGTTGTTTATGATTTAGAGGGAACAGGTCCTCTCCCTGGGGACAACTGTACTCGACTGTTCATTTGGAACATCGCAGACAACTCACTGTTGAAAGCTTCTTACCTTAGTGTGAGTTCTCTCCACCCGAGAGATGCGGGTTACTTTGGCCCGTCTGGTGTTTGGGGTCATGAATTATCGGCAGCGCCAATGAGCACTCCCGACACATCCAGCTTATCTGTTCTGGACTATTACGGCAAGAGTGATGATAACGCTTTTGGCAAATCTTCCGCAGAGAACTTTGGAGCGTTTAGACTTTACTTCTCAGTAGATCCTGTGGCCAACTTCTTGGTGGCAAGTTCTACCCCTAGACTTGAAGGAATGGCTCGACAGGTATTTGCTCAAGGGTATAACTTCTCTGGGACATTAATTGCCTCATCTAGTAGTGATTTCGCGGCCTCAACTCAATACACATCTATTCTTCGACGAGAGGATAACGATCCAAATTCTATGGTAGTTGAGCCTTCAGGGTTCTTCTACGCATCAGCTATGATGGCAGGTTCGGATACTACTAAGGCAGTATTGGATGATTCTGCATTGAACACGTTTGCTAATGCTAAACATAATACTGTGGGTAAATCAGGACTCGGCAAGGTTGTAGAAGGCTACTACTCCACCAGTGCATTTGGTGGCGACTCCTATAATGAATATACCTACAGTACAGGTCTTGCATCCATAAATAACTTTGATCTTAAAAAGGATAACTAATGGCTAACGAAATTACGTATTACGACACACCCCACACCTTTATTAGCCCGGTCAGGCATTTCAAGGCTAATGACCCCTACTACTTTGAAGTTGATAACATTCCCGTTAAACAACTTGAAGAGTCTCAGAAGTTCCTAAAGGACCAAGTAGATGGTATTATTGCTCGCCAGAATAACCGACAGAGTATTGAAATTGATAGAGAAGGATTTTCAGAATTAAAGCCCTACACTACAGGTAACGATCGTAAAGTTAGAGTTAAGCCGGGTAAGTTTAGTGCTAGGATTAATAATGCGTATAGCTTAACTCCTTTGCAAGTTGTCCGACAGATCACTGGATTTAGTAACACTAGAAACGCTGACGGAACGATTTCTGATTTAAACACTTACGAAGTTCAAACCAATATAGGCAGCTTAACTACTGTTCTTGATCAGTTCCAACAAGGACTTTTAGGGGATGCCTTAAATATGAATGGCCTTGCCGAGCGATGCTTTACGTTCCCTTTCTGGGATGAAGACGGGTTCCATTTAGCTAAAGGGTTTGCCCCTTCAGGCACATCTACCCCTGGATACAGTCAGTTCGATGGTGACTTTGATCCTGATGATAGGTCTCTGTATCCGAATTACATAGGCGCTATCCTAAAGCACAACACTCCTAATACGACTAGGGATTTAACTCTTATTAAGAATGTATTCAGTTTGCAAGGAGAGCCTGAGGCAGGCCAACAGGGTAGGCTTGAATCTGAGTTCATTAAAAGATGGCGTGGAGCAATCAGAACTTCCATTGTAGATGTCCCTAATGAATTAGTGGTTACGGTTCCTGATTTTGATTCGAGTGATTTCTTCTATATTGACGCTGATGGTAATAATCAACCTTTAAATGCTAATCAGAGAATTGATCTTGTATTCATCTACTCTAAAGCTGTTGATGAGGAATCTACTACCATCCCTAAGTTTGATGCTAATGGAAATCCCACCACACTTACCGAGCCTGCCATTGGAATTCTAAAGGGGGCTGGAATCGGTATATCAAGACAGACAGCTACCACCCCTCCTCCTCCTGATGATGAGGGTGATGATAGGGTTAGCCTTCAAACGCTAGACGGTACTCCTATTATGTTGGCGCACCCTGGTGATGAGAATGGCACCAGTAATGGATTTACAACCTCTGCTGGTGTCATCAGGGGGTCGTTCCCTTCGCCAGATGATTTAATGAACTTAGCTCCTGCATTATCGGAGCAACTTGAGACAACGTCATTCCAATTAATTGGTCAGTCCATTCTCCCTATCGCTTACGTAAGAGTTCAGACTGCGGCAGGACCCATCGCTGATATCCTTAACGAAGATGACCTTATTGACATTCGTCCGTTCTTTAGGACTACTGAATTAGCTTACAATGAGCGTGCAGGCATTGCGGCGGCTACGCCTCAAGTTTCCATTGCTAATCCGGTTGTTACTGAAGCTAACCTAGAGAAGGTCCGCAAGGAAGTTTACACTGATCTTAATGATCGCATAGCGAGTGTTGAATCTGCTGTTGGAGTCGCGACCGCTACGGCTAGTCAAATTCAAGGTCCAGGTAATTCAGGTGCTAGAAATATTGCCGCTGGTCAGGTTCTAGGTGGATTCTGGGGTCCCGAAGGGGCTTTACTTAAAGGAGCCAAATCAAACATTGCTGGAAGTCTTAAAAACTCTCAGATGAACATACTCATAGATGAGGTCGAGTCGGAGTTTGGCTACAGGGCTGGATCCATTCCTTATTACACTGATTGGGATAAGGGGCAATGGTATTCCCGAGGCAATTTCACAGGTGATGGTATTTGTGATAGTATTCATGTTGCTGCTCCTCTGCTAACTGAATTCGCCGGTCCTGGTAATGATGTAAAGTACTTACCACCTTGGGTTGAAGATCCTGCCAACGGAGTAGCCACCACTGTTCAATCTCTTAGGAATAGTAGAGGTTCAGAGAGAATGGCGATGTACAACTGGGGTGAAACTCGGAACCAAGCTTATACAAACACCGCTGGTCGCCCTGGTGTCATTGCGCCGGGTGAATCTAACTTTGGAACCCAGACTCCTAACTTCACTAATCAGCAATTAGAATCTCTTAATCGTAGAAACGTTCAAATTAACTTTGTTAGAAAAAGAATTAAACTGGATTTATCTCTGACACCCTGGGTGCAGGATTACAACGTTAATGTTAGTTTATTAAACTGTATTCCTTTATCCGAAGGTACGAACCCTGCGGATAAGGGCACAAACCAAGGACAAGGTGCTTCAAACAATAGAAATGGTTGTCAAATTTGGGTTGAAAAGCACAAGGATTACTTTAGTATCTGCGTTGCTTGGGCTGGCACCAATCACCTTTGTAAGACAACCGGAGACTACTTGCCTTGGCAGGATAGGAACAATCCTGAGAAGTTCGCAGGATTCGCTCACGTTTGTCCTAGACTATTGAGCGGGGGGTCGTTTGCTACAGGTGGCCCTGCTGTCTTTGGTAGTTCCGAAAATTATGGAAACTCAACGCAACGGGAGGATTTCTTTAGTCAGCAGGTAATCCGACCGGGAGTTGGACCGGGTCAAGAAAGCACTTTTCCGACCTATTTTGAGGAAGTTGTGCCGTTACTTTACCCCTCTGTAAAGTTTGAAGTTGTCGGTATTGCTGGTGACTTCCTTAACAATTCACTTGGTGCTAACGGGACTCGTATGAGAAGCAATAATCCGACTATTGCTTGCACGTAGTATAAACCATGCCTCCTCAAGATCCAACCATTTTTCCTTGTGGTAGAGGATTTTTCCCAGGTACTCAAGGTCCTGGGGGAGGCGGACAAGAGCCAACGACCACGACGGTCATTATTGTACCCTCAAACCCTAAGCCGCCCGATCCACCCTTTACTCCGGCAATCCCTAAGCCACCTCAAAATCCTGGAAACCCAGGGAGTGGTAGCCCTGGAACGGGTGACCCTATCACCACAGATCCAGTATTTTCGGTGCCACAAGCACCACCCATTCGCCCTCGCCCTCGCCCTGGAGGTGGTGGCACCGGAGGTGGTCAATCAGGATTTCATAAATGTGAAGTTGTAGCTCTTGGTGTCTGCCCAGGTGAGGAGGGATTACCTTTAAATGAAGCTACTATCACCACAGTCTTTACGGAATGCCGCCCTTGTAGTCCTAACTTTGTAAATGCTAATGGTTCTGTAGAGGCCGATCCTAATTGTACTTTTTCTAGTTTAGCTTTGTGTCAGGCAAACTGCGCGTCGCCTACATTTACAAATCTCCCATGCCCACCGGAAATATCTACTCAAGAGCCAGATCCATTACCTGGGCCTATTACACCTGGGGGATCTACAACTGAACCCACCTTAGGAACCTCCGTTGGTGATGTTATATCAACACCTGAGCCAACTCAAACTGCGGCCTTCACGGTAGGGGTTACGACAACGCCTCTAGGCGATCCTATCGTGCGTGTGCCTATTCCTGGGTCCAACTTACCAGGGGAACCTACCGTGGTTATTCCTGGCCGTCCACAAGTTCTTGAGCCTGAATCTCCTTCATTAAGTGTTGGAGTTACTAACGAATCAAATCGAATTACAGAGAATCAACAAGCTACTAACGGTAACGTGATATCCGTCAATCAATTAGTTGACGATGAGGACTTTAGGGATACTCAGGCAGGTATTAGTAAGCCAGTCTTATTTGATCCAAACTTAAACTTTTTTGAAACTACGCCTAATGAAGACATAGAGTTAGTTTTTAATAATAGTCATTTAACAGTTCTCAATACTGAAGTTGCATCTGAGATTGCCGAGTTGCTGAGTATTAGTAACTCGAATATGCCTTGGAATGAGGTAACCCTTCAAAACATATCTGATGATAAACTAATAGCTAGTTTAAACCCACTACTTTTAAATTCTTTCCAATATCTTAGATATCCTGGAGGTAATTTGATTGGAGTGACCACGCTATTAAACGTGGTTAGAAAGCATTTGCTGCAAGGAACCTTAGATGAGTTTGATCCTGAATACTACATAACCGCTGCCCAATCACAGTTAGATCAAAGCTTTGATGTGTTGGAGAAACCCGAATCCCAGGAACTTGCGGATAGACTTGCTATAGAGTATTTAAAAAATAATCTCCACCAATATCAAAACAACAAGAGGTCGAACTGGAGGAACTTTCAAATAAACAGGGTCAGACCTCTTAATGATGATGTTAAGATAACGTTGGAGATTAAAACTGTAGATGGGGATTCTAAAGATATTTCCATCCCTAATGATGGGTTTGCTTTGGATAGGCTGACAGATCTAACTCAGATTACGTCTCCTATCCTAGGCTCTACAGACAAGCTGAATATTGGTGATGGCGGCGGATACTATGTGCAGGGTCTCGGCACTGGTGGTGAGGGTATTCCAATATACACAAATAATATCATCCCTGATGCGTATTATGCCCCTGCGTCGGTGAGGTTAAAAGTTCTTAACATGCTTGATGTGGATTCGGATATTAAGATAACAGCTTCATCAAACTCTGGGCAGCATGAGTTTGTTGCGGGAGATGCGGGTGCCAGTGCTACTACTCCTTTATTTTTCGCACTAAATGTAACTTCAGTTAGTGGTGAATATACCGACAATCCTCTTGTTGAAAGTTATAGCGGCACTTACTCTAGGTTAGTGGATAAGGCCAGTATCGATAGGTACGTGAATAATCATGCCTTGAGTATTCCCATGATGGCTCTTGATTATCGAGATCCACTATATCGGTACATTTTAGATACTTCCTCATTTACTGCATCTTTGAAAGACTTTAATTTAATTAGCTTTGAAGATCAAGGTTTCTCATCTATTGGTTCTAGATTTGTTAAGAATATACCTTTTGGATTTGTCGTAACGCCTGTTGCTGGTGGAAAGTACAACCCCTTTAATGGCGGTTCAACTTTAGATAAGACTGGTGATATTCATGTAAGATCATTATCGATGTTACCAGTTACTGATGAAAGTATTGATGGGAATCAACCTCCGATATTAGAAGCTTTTAGTTTGAATTTAGTATCAGGAATAGATAGAGTAGGTGTTGGAGAACTTGAGGATACTCAAAATATTGGCTACCGATACAATGAGGAAGACTTCACAGAAACATTCTATTCCTTAAGTTCAGGTGAGTACGGGGCCAGTGCTTCGCCACTTTCGGCACAGGGGACCGCCTATATGCTTCGGGAAGTGATTGACACGCTATCAAGCACTTATAGTGCCACTACATTTACTTGGTATGATGTCTTTAGTAGAATGCCGGTGACTAGGCTTGGGGAGATGTTCTACGACACTAATAAGGATTTCATCCTGGAAATAGGTAACGGATTTAGGGGAGGTATTACCTTGAACAATATAGAGTCTGGGTATAAGACCAACACTCGAATTATTGCGGAAGATGACCAAACTATAGTGACTGTAGCCGATAGAACTGGTGTAACTACAGTTAAGCGATAATTTTATCGCTATTATTCATACGAATTAAATACATATACATACAGGAGTTTATTATGCGTTACGTTAATGTTGATGACGATTTTGTTGGCCAAATCCTGGCCGCTAACCAACTGACCGAGTCGAAGGACATCACTGAGTCCAAAGAGGTTGAAGTTGTTGAGGAAGCTCAAGTTGAAGAGCATGTTTGCCCGCTGTGCGAGTCGGAGTTAGATGCCCCGATCTCGGAAGAGGCGATGCAAGAGTGTGTTGACTTCATCCTTGGCACCATCAATGAAGCCCTTGAGCAGGACGGCGAGTTCCTTGAGGAAGCTGAAGAGAAGGACGAGGACGAGGACGAGGACGAAAAGGAAGAGGAAGACAAGGACGAAGAGAAGAGCGAAGACGACGAGTGAGGTTAAAAGATGAGTGCAAGCACGAAAGATCTTTTAGCCTTATCTGAAGGTATTCTAGCTGTTCCTCCTCCCGTGGTGGAGGCTCCTGTTAAAACTACTCCCGTGGTCGATGATGGTCTTAAGGATGTCATCGTCCCTAACGCCTATATTGAACAGGTCGTAGGGTTTAATACTGCCTTGAATGAATCCTCTGATCCTGAAAAGAAACAAGACTTGATGCCTGAGTTTGAGCCCATTACCGAGGGGACAGTCCTTAAGGAAAGGCTTGAGACTTTAGTCGAGAGCTTAAAAGAATTACTTAAAGAAGCTAGAAATGTTATGGAAGAGATGACCACTACGGGCATGATCGGAATTAACATGGCTCCTGTGAAGAAAAATGGATCTCGTAAACGTAATAAAAGAAACAAGAGCAACTAAGGCTCAAGGCTCTGCTGAGGGTAGAGAGAAGATGAAAAAAGGTGGGGCTAAGACCAAAGCGTCTAAGTCCCGCGTTAAGGTTTATGACTCTATCACTACTGCCTTAAAAAAGGGCTACGTGGGTCAGATCTTTTCTACAAAAAATTCCAACCGTCTTTACGTCATTACTAAAAGGAAATGGGGTAAGGATGATGAGCAAGAAGTTGGAGGTCGTGTGGCCAAAGGATTCTCCCCAGGAAGCATCCCCTCTAAATTTGCAGATGTAAAGAAATATGCCGTCAGAACTCTGGTCAGGCATGGTAAGCAGAAGTCCGGTAAATTCAAAAGTAAGAAGTACTGGTCTCGCAAGCAGAAATAGGATTTATTATGTTACTCGTTGAGTGCAATGTTTTAGAAAAAGTAGAAGTTATCAATGAAGGCACAGAGGGTAACACCCGCCTTCGTCTGCGAGGTAAATTCCAACAGTGCGATGAGCAAAACAACAACGGAAGGATCTACCCGAGAAAAATCCTGGAGAGCCAAGTTAAAGCTATTCAGGAGAAAATCGGTGATCGTTCCTTAGTTGGTGCTCTTGACCACCCGGCTAATGACGCTATCCACCTTTCGCAGGCTTCTCACCTTATTACTGGTTTGAACATTGGTAAGGATGGCTCAGTGATAGGTGAGTGTGAGATTCTCTCGACTCCTAATGGTAAGATTGTTGAAGCTCTGATCAACGACGGTGTGAAGATTGGCATCTCCAGCCGTGGTGTTGGTAGTGTCACAGAAGGCATCAAAGGTAAGATCGTCAACGAAGATTTCAAACTTATCACGTTCGATCTTGTTTCAGACCCGTCTACACGAGGCGCTTTCCCTGAGCTTTCGGAGTCGATGCGTGAGAATAGCCAGCGTGCCCAGGAGATTGTCTCCAAGCACAAGAAGGATCGAGTCCTGCTTACAATGCTTGAGAGCAAGATCAGCGAAGCTCTGAAGGGCAAGCAGAAGAAGCTCGATAAGAACAAGAACAATAAGATCGACTCCGAAGACTTTAAGATGCTCAGAGGTGAGAAGAAAGATGACGATAGCATGGACGAGAAATCGTTCCCCGATTTAAGTGGTGACGGCAAGGTCACGATGAAGGATATCCTCATGGGCCGTGGTGTCATTAAGAAAGGTAAGAAGAAAAAGTCCATGGAAGAGGGGAGCATTAAAGATGATCCTGAGGCTTTCAAGAAGGCTAAAGCTAAAGCGGAAGCTAAAGGTCAGAAGACAGAAATGCCTAAGCCCAAGCCCAAAGAAAGCATCGACATCAGATCGGCTGTCGTAGAAGGCTTCAAAAAGGTCTGCTGGGGTGATCGATACGATGAAGGCGAGACGAAAAGAAGGAATAAGCGCATGAGACAGGCTATGGACACACGCGCCGGAGCACAGAGACCAAGCCTTGATACGCCAGAAACAGCCCGTTCAAAGGCGTATGATGCTCTCAAAGGTGACTTTAGTGGTGTAGCAAAGTCATACCTTAAGGCTAAACAATATGGGAGAAGTGGTGAAGCAGCAGCGGCAAGAGCACGCGCTAGAGCGACAGGTGTGAGAGTGCCCGTAAAGCCTAAACCCAAAAAGAAATAATCAATAAACCCAAGGAATGAACCATGCCACAACATGATGACTATGAAGATGTAAATAACAGCAAGCAGACAATTATCGTGAAAGACGAAAAAGCAGCAGTAAGAATGAAGCGCGAGGAGGCTAAGGCCGCCCGTGAAAAATACAAAGCTGTTGTAGCTCGTGAGCGAGAGGAGAAAGCTGCGGAGCGTGCGATTAAGAAAGATCAGATCCAGCTTGAATTAACCAAGCTGAAACTGTCTCAGAGTGCAAGTGAAAAAGCTCGTACTAACATCGCTCTTACAACTCCGGCCCTGCTCGTCTTACTTGTAGGTGGCTTTATTGTCATGCTTGGCACTGGGGCAATCCCAGATGAACAGGTATCGGTTGCTTCTGCTCTGCTTACGCTCGTGAGCACAGCTTTGATGCAAAACTTACGCTCTATCGTGTCTGAAGGTGCTGCTGATGCGTCCGATGCTAATGGCAACGGAAACGGACACGATAAAAAGAAAGCTGAGAACACTAAGAAATGACAGACCTTAGAATGCTACTTGCTGAAGACCTGCGTAAGTGGGTTCAACAACGCTGGGTTGATATTGGTGCCCCTAAGAAGGGTGGCGGTTTCAAACCGTGCGGTCGTTCAAAAGGTGAGAAGCGTAAAGGTTATCCAAAATGCGTGCCTGCTGCAAAAGCGGCTAGCATGAGTAAGGGTCAAAGAAAGTCTGCTGTCAAACGTAAAAGAGCAGCAGGCAATCCAGGAGGCAAACCAACCATGGTATCTACATTTAAAAAGAAAGCTAAGAAGAGAGAAGCCCTTGAAAGGCTTGGCAAGTTAATTGAAGGCAAGCTTTGCCCTAAAGGTAAAGCGGCTGCAAAGCGCAAGTTTGATGTCTACCCTTCGGCTTACGCTAACATGTATGCCTCTGCTGTTTGCAGCGGTAAGGTAACTCCTGGCGGCAAGAAGGGTAAGAAAAAATAATCTGTGTTAAAAATACACAAGTACCCTACATACCTACATAGAGGTTTAAAATGTCGCAAAGTAAAGAAATTTTAGATTCGGTTGCTGAGTATCTTCCTGAGGGCTTGGATGAAAGCACTCTTGAGAAGGTATCTGAGCTTGTCGCTGTAATCATTGATCAGCGAGTCGAAGAGCAGGTAAGTGACCTGTCCACGAAGGTCCAATCTTTTATTCGTGGTAACATCGAAAAGTTAAAAGAGCAAGCCCTTAAGGAGCTTGAGCTTGAAAACGAGACGTTCCGTAACGCTCAAATGTTCGAAACTGTCCGCTCGATGTTTGCATTAGAGAACACCAACCAGGATGAAATGAATGGTATGGAAGTTCTTGCGTCCCTTGGCGAGCAACAAGAGGAGAAGAACCAAGCTCTCCTGCGTCAAGTTGATAAGCTCCTGAAGGAGAACGTTAGCCTTAAGCGTGAGTCTAAGGTTGCTAACGATAAGAACCATAAGTTAGAGGAAGCTCTGCAAACTGTTCAAACGCAAATTGAGAGTATGCAAGAATCCGCTAGCGCGGAGAGGAAACTCTCTGAAACGGCACTGGTCATCAGTGAGGATAACTTCAAAGTGAAGGAAGCTGATGAAAAGTTAAATGAAAACCACGCTGGCCATGGTAATGAATGGATCAATCAAGGCGTGTTAGAAAAACTCAACAGTTATAGAGGTTAAAATGACCGCATTAGATAGAAACGAATTACTGAAGCGTTGGGAACCACTCCTTGAAGGTATCGGGGATGATCACATCGCGTACCAGACCGCTCGTCTCTTTGAAAACCAAGCCAAAGAATTTACGAAGCAAAGTCTGAACGAAGAATTAAGCCCTGCGGCTACCACCACGGGTAAGATTGGCACTTTCCAAAAGTTCGCCTTCCCGCTCATCCGTCGTACCTACCCGGAACTCATGTTCAACAAGATTGGTGCCACCCAGGCCATGGACGGCCCGGTTTCGCAAATCTTCTACATGGGTAACTCGCGTGCGATCGGCGCTCAAGAGCAAGTGATGTACTCGAAGTTCAACATCACCCCTCGCAACCTTGTTGCTGGCCGTATTGGCTCGCAGTCGGGTGTTGCTGGTCAAGCCGGTAACCCTCAAGGTGTTGCTTTTGATCCGGCGGACGGCACCAGTGCTCTTACAAGAAGTGCTGTTGCAGGCGGCACGCTCCCTGGTGGCAGCTTCGACCTTTCCAACGTCCTTGGTAACAACAACGTTAAGGATGGTAGCCCTTCGACCACGATGGGTGGCAAGCTGGCCTCCTTCCCGAGTGCGACCACTATCCTGGGTTACGCGGTTTCTTCTGCTGAAAGGCTCAAGAACCAGGAGATCCCCGAGGTCAACATGCACATTCAGAAGCAAACGGTTCAAGCGCGTGAGCGCAAGATGAGAGCCCTTTGGACCCTGGAAGCTGCTCAAGACCTTAAGGCTTACCACAACCTTGATATGGAAGCTGAACTGACGGATCTGCTCTCGAAGGAAATGAACCTTGAGATCGACCGTGAACTGATCGAAGACATTCGCATGATCGCCTATGGTCCTGCTGCCCTTGGTGGCGGTTGGGGTGGCTGGTACCTTGAGTCGCTGTACCAAGGTAACGCTGACAACTTCCAAGGCATTGGCGGTACTGGTGAAGGCGCGACCCCTGGTGGCACGTTCATCGCTGGTGCTTACGAGTACGATTTCAACGCGGCTCTGACATCTGAGGAAGCTGCGGTTGCCACGGGCGACATCGGCGGTACTGCTGGCGACGGCATCAACCGTAGATACTCGAACGTCTACGTCATGGATCTGAACCACTTTGCGACTACGGGCACGAGCTTCGCGCCTCAGACGCTGGGTCACATCTACTCGAATGTTCTGGCGATGATCAACTTCGCTAGCACGGACATCTACCGCACGACTCTCCGTGGTGCTGGTAACGTCATCATCACCTCCCCGGTTATCGCATCGATGCTTGAGTCGGCTGCGAAACTTGAAGGTGGCCTTCCGGCGGACGCGGGTCCGACTGCGGGCGCTGTTGGTAACCAAATCACCTACAAGGGCAAGTTTGCCGGTAAGTACGATCTGGTTGTTGACCCGATGTTCCCCGAAGACGAAATCATCGTTGGCTACAAGGGTGCGAACGCGATGGACGCTGGCTACTTCTACTGCCCGTACATCCCGGTCCAGCCGCTGGACACGGTGGTCGATCCTGAGACCTTCCAACCGAGAAAGGGCATCCTGACTCGTTACGGCAAGGTTGCGGTTCAGCCTGCTTCGAGATTCTACCGCGTGATCCGACTGATCGGCACTGGTAGCGATTACCTGACACCGGAAGTGTTCAGACAGACGGCTGCGGGTGGTAACACCTTCAACGCTGCTGGCCTGTATGATACTAAGGGTCCGATTGGCTAATAGCTAACAGCTAAACAACGGAAGAAAGGGCTCAGTTTTATACTGAGTCCTTTCTTCATTTCTAGGGTAAATATATTTGATATGCCTGAGTACGGAGACAAAGTAGGAATACCAGTTGTTAGAGCTTATGGCTCTTCATATGGGACATATGGAGGCAATAGACTTAAGGATTATAAAAGTCCAAAGGATACTGATCTTAATAACAAGGATGCTAAAGACGTAAACGAATTTAAAACGTTTAATAGAACTATAAAAGATTACGTATTAGCGAAGCTTGGTCATCCCGTAATTGATGTTGAACTTGATGACTTTCAAATTCAAATCTGTATTGACGAGGCCATTTCCAAGCTAGAGTATCACGCTCCTGATTGGATGACTCAGTATGCAGTGTTCAAAACTGAGGCTGGTGTCAATGTATATGAGCTTCCTCAAGAAATTGCAGATAATTTAAATGACTGTTGGTACCGAAGAGACTTCTTCAAGTTTGGCGCGAATCCTGGCTCGCTTGAGTTTGATTTTGCTGTCATGTTTTTCACGAATACTGGGTTATTTAATAATTATAATGTTAGCCAGTATCTTCTTATGCAACAATACCTAAAACAGGTTAAAAATGTTTTAGGTAAAATGTCTACTTGGCAACTTGTTAACAATAAGTTTTTGCATATTTGGCCTAAGCCTGAGGAGAATGATGAAGATGTTCTTTTAGAGTTCAGAGCCTTTGATCCAAGCAATCTTCACCATGCGTATAAGAGTTGGTTACAGAGATATACTCTAGCCTTATCTAAGGAGATCTTAGGTGGTATTAGGGGTAAGTATCAAACTCTCCCAGGTCCTGGTGGTGGCACCAGATTGAACGGAAGCGAATTAGTAGCTGAAGCTCAACGAGAAAAGGAAATGCTTGTTGAAGAGCTTATGACTGAGATTGAGCCTCCTGCGTTATTTGATATCTTCTAATGTCTAGATTTAAGGTAAACACACCTCCTACAAACTTTCCTGAGGAGAGGGATACTAGGTTATCGTTATTCAAAAAGAAAAACGATAAGAACTTATTTAATATGGTGGATGCTGAGAACATTAAGTTGTCAGGATCTCGAATTAAAGTATTTGAATACATTCCTTCTAACGACATTGATGATGTGTATCAAGAGTCTAGGCAGAAGACTATAGCACAAGAGCCTGTTACCCTGTGGGCTCACTATGATCCTCGACCAATCGAAGAGAACCTTTCTCAGTTTGGTGTGGAGATGCAAATCGATCAAGTGTTTGTATTCAACAAGTCTTACACTGAAAATATCATGGGTCGATCCATCGCCATAGGTGATGT